TTTCAGGACGAAGAAGATTTCGTAGCATTTAAGTTAAAATTTGCTAAAGATAATCGATCCGGCAAAATAGGTTATAAAGGTATAACATCTGTTGACACAGCTTCTTATTATTGTCCTTATATTCCTATACAAAATGAAAAAAGTAACAACAGACGTTGATATCGATTGTTTCGGGAGAGACAAGATATTGGAGGGTGTCGAATGTATCTATGGTCGCATTGATCGTCTAAATAACAAATTTGAAAAACATCCTACCGGTGTCTATTTTCAAAATATTCCTCGTGATCCAACTACAAATATTTCTACATTAGATCACCATATTGCTAATGATTATGGTTATTTTAAAATTGATTTTCTTAATGTGAACATGTATGAGAATGTTCGTGATGAAGAACATTTATTAGAATTAATTAATAAAGAACCACCCTGGGATTTCTTTGAGTTTGAAGAGATTACTGATCAACTATTCCATCTTAAGGGATACAGTAATCTTTTAAAGAAATATAAGCCACAATCCATAGAAGATCTAGCAATGATACTTGCTATTATTCGTCCATCAAAGGCATATTTGCAACAGAGAAGCTGGGATGATATTAGGGGCGATGTTTGGGTAAAGCATGAAGGTGACGAATCGTATCAGTTCAAAAGAGCTCACGGAATTGCCTATGCAATTGCTATTATCGTGAACTTAAATTTACTGATAGATAAAATGGCTAAGGATTAATCCGCTCGTCTAATTAGTTGGATTTGACGCTTCTTAATTCTTTTCTTCATTATATTATTTAGGCTCGTCATAGAGCCAAACATAATTTCTACGTCCTTATTCACTACTGTCTTTAGGCAATAGCGAAATGTCTGCATCTGTCCTTGCATAAAAATATTAATCGGAAGCAATCTATTGCTTTCCCACCACCATATTTCTCCTATTTCGAGAAATTGTAATTTTTCCACAGGCGTGCGTATGGATTCGTAGTCATAGAAACTAATTATTTTGTCGTCAGAGTTTTGAATAATACCAATATATTCGTGATTTTGGCACTTCAATCCACTAAGAAAGGGGAACTTTTCTTTGATTTCGTCAAGATTTATCATACGTTCTTATTTATATATTTTCTGGTTGAGTGAAACTTTTTTTGGGGGCTTTCGTGATAAATATAGAATATGAACCAATATATTAATATCATTAGAGATCTATCTCTCAAAAATCAACAAACTGATGATTATATTAGGTTATGCGAAAATGCATTGTTAAGAGTATCTACAGACACATATATTGAAAAACATCATATACTACCGAAATGTATATGTGATATAGCCGAACAGAAATTAGATAAAGAAAATCTAGTCATATTTACAGCAAGAGAACATTTTGAAGCACACAGACTTTTATCTGAAATGTTTACAGGGAAGATTAATAGAAAGATGTTATATGCATTGTCCGGACTATGTTTTAAAAAAGATGGTGGAAGAATTTTAAATGCAGATGAATATGCTATAGTTAAAGAAGCATCAAGAATAGCAAAGAGAGGAATTCCTTTATCTGAAGAACATAAACAGAAGATAAGAGATAAATTTGCTGAATTTAATCCAAATAAGGGTAGATGTGTCTCCGAAGAAACACGTAAGAAACAAAGTATTATGAAAATTGGAAAAGCTCATTATCATTCGGACGAGACTCGCAGGAAGTTAGGTGAATCTCGTATAGGTCTTGTTATTTCAGATGTTAGGTGTCCGCATTGTGAGAAGACAGGAAAACCCGGAGCTATGGGTAGATGGCATTTTTCTAATTGTAAAGATTTGGTAAATATATAAAATGGACGTAACATTTCACAAGGTATATCTCTATGATCATGTTTGGCAACTTCTTGCAATTCCCGATTCACCGTGTTTTTGTTCGGGAGATAATGGTCCAATGAATAATCAAACACCATTGAAGGCACATAAGGGCATAGATAATAAATTAATTTTTAGAGTTCTTGGCCCCGATAGAGTTCCTTTTGATATTTCCTGCGCACAACAGGTATATGCTCGTATTATTGATCCCAATAATAGAACTGTTGTATTCGAAAAATTATGTCGTTTAGGTCCTGCAAAGGGTATTATTAATTTAGAACTAGATTCTGGTGATATAGTTGATATTCATGCTGGATTATATCATATGGTTTTGATTCGTACAGAAGATTTCGTTGCCAATATTCCCGGTTATTATGTTGAAAAACCGCTGTATAGTGATTTAAATGATAACGTAGCACTAGAAATTGAGATTACTGAACAGGCATTTAAGGCACCGTTACCTAGTGTAGTGCTCTATCCGAATGATTGGACAAAGGATCTTATTCTTGGAGTAATGACGCCACCAGCACCGTGCTTTTATACATCACGTATTCCTGGTTCTAGAGTGTTGAATCACAAAGATGGTGTACATTCGTTTTCAACCTATACAAAAAACTTTACAGGTGTACTAGAAATTTGGGGATCACTTGAAGAGACACCAGATCCATATCTAAACCATACACGCTGGTTTAAGATATTTCCTTCATCAATGTCAGTTGATATAGAATTTATAGGATATACGGGAACGCAAGCATGGACATTTGATGCAAATGTTATGTGGCTGAGATTCCGTTACTTCCCATCACAGGCAGTTTTAGATCCCGGTATACTAGAGAAGCTCATAGTCAGGACCTAAAATGAGATTATCTGAAATAATAATGGAAGCCAAAGATGATTCTCAAATCATTTTATCGACTGCCAAATCTACCGCAGATGGAATGATTCGTTATGCATTTAAGAATCCAGCCAGAATTAAACATAAATCGAAAATAGATCTCGGAACACTTGAAAAATTCAATAATATGTTATCAACAAATAAGGATAGTGCATTAAAATTATTAGCTTCAACTAAATTAGAAATTGGTGATGTTGAAGACGACAAAGAAGCAGTCTGTTATCCGGCCAAAGACACTGATGCAGAATTTCAGAAGAAATATAATGTTCCGGGTTATATCTATCCTGCAGAAATAATAGTAAATTTTTCTCAATTTGAAGAAATGATTAATGATCCTAATCCAGAAGGGTTGATGGATTACTACAAAAATGAAATTTCTAAAATTCTGGCACACGAAATAAGGCATGCCTTAGATTCGTGTCGTTCGGGAGGAAAGGAACGCCATAATTATAATAAGGTACCGAAAGATCCGAATAAACCTTATTTGACACTTCCAACAGAAATAAATGCACACTTTCAGGAAATATTGCACGATATATCAAATGATATGGAACATTATTTCATACAAAATAAAAAACCTATGGATGTAAAGAGTGCCGAACATATGTCTTTAGAATATCTTGAAGATAGTAAACTAGGACAGGAACTAGATAAAGATTCTACAGAATATAGAAGATTGTATATCCGCCTATTAAAAGAAATCCAACATATTATAGAAGTTCAGTCCAAGAACAGTCCGCATTGATTTTCGCAAGAAGTTCTGCTATAATTGTCATATGATTATAGATATCCTTCGCGACGCTATTCTACAAAATATAGGTCCTCTAAAACCTGCACCCAAGGGTTATCAGAAAAGAAACTGTATGCTATGCCACACTCGTGGCCATGGTGCTGATAAGCGTAATAGATTCGGCATCCAATTCAATCCACAATCAATCGCAATGAATTGTTTCAATTGCGGATTCTCTGCCGGTTATACAGAAGGTAAGGGATTATCTAAATCGTTCGAATTATTTTTAAGACATATAAATTTGGACGACAGATTTATAAAGCAGATTGAATTTGAAATCTTTAAACAACAAAAACAGATTACGGTTGTTAGAGAAGGTGATGATGAAAGGGAAGATAAAGATAGTAAATTTAAGAGTTTGTTATCAAAATGGAAACCAATGGAGTTGCCGGAGAATTCATTACCCATCACCGAGTGGCTTGAATATAACTTAGATGACCCAAATTTCCTTCGTGTAGTAAATTATACCATAGAAAGAAAGATATATAATTTAAGCGAATTCTATTGGTCACCTGCAACTCTGCACAATATGAACCAAAGACTGATTATCCCGTATTATTATAAGGGAAAAACAGTGGGATATACGTCGAGATTGTGCTATAACGTAGCAGACAAATCTATTCCCAAATACTATCAACAATGTCCTAACGACTTTGTCTATAACCTGGATCACCAAGATGATAGATTGCGTAAATATACCCTTGTTAACGAAGGTGTGCTAGATGCATGGACTGTAGATGGCATAAGTATATTAGGTGAGATAGGGCAAGCAAAGGTAGACATTATTAATCGTTTGCAGAAACAAGTTATTGTTTGTCCTGATCGAGATAAGAAAGGTCACGATCTCGTCGAAACAGCAATTGAGAATAATTGGGCAGTATCATTCCCTAAATGGAATTCAAAAATTAAAGATGCTTGTCAGGCAGCTGAAATATATGGCAGGCTACTGACTACCCATTCTATTATTTCATCAGCGGTATCAGGTAAAGAAATGATACAATTAAAATGGGAAATTGAACAGAATGCAAGAGAACGACAACGCAAGCAATATTAATAATTATAGCAAAGAACTGGAAGACTTATTCATCAGTTTTATGATGAGTAAGCCGGATTTGTTTGTTCGCTGTAAGGGTATTCTAAAATCACAATATTTTGATAATCAACAGAATAGAGA